TAAAAAGTCAACTAAATAATGTATATAGGAGACAAATAATATGCCAAATTACAATCCGGGCGGCGACATTGGTACATCGAGCCAATCCCAAGCTCGAAATTCAAAAGCTCCAGGTCAGAGTGCAGTTAGTAATTTACTACAAGGGGCCGGAAGGTTTGTTGAAAGTGCAGCAGGGGCAATTGGCAACGGTATTAGTGGAATTGCTGAAGATATATTTACTGCTGACAATTTTATGAGCTTACTACGTGGAGGAGGACTACCGTCATTTGGTATGCCTGGCGGCAGCGGCTTTGCAGACGTATCGTGGAAAGGTGCAGACGACGATGATTGGCGTGTTAAACTTTCGCTTCCTCCGACACTTGGCCTATCTAAAACATTGTCAGGCTTATTAGGTAAAACAAACGGCTTAGTATTTCCTTACACTCCGCAGATTGTTATGTCGCATAGTGCTAACTATAGTTCTATAAAACCTACCCATAGTAACTATCCATTTCCGGCATATCAAAACAGTCAACCAGATAACATTAATATTATTGGAGACTTTATAATCGAAAACGAAGCTGAAGGAGCATATTGGGTTGCAGTAATTCATTATTTAAGATCAGTTACAAAAATGGCATATGGAAGTACAAGTAATCAAGGATCTCCGCCTCCAGTAATACAACTTAACGGTTATGGTGATTTTGTATTTAAAAATGTACCATGTGTAGTAGTTAACTTCACAGTAGACTTACCTATGGATGTTGATTATATTCATATTCCGGGAGAACTTAATACTTGGGCTCCTACGAGATCAACAGTTTCAGTTCAGCTAATGCCTACTTACAGCAGACGGGCTGTGCAGTCATTTAGCTTAGATAAGTTTGTCAGCGGCGATTATGCCAAAGGCAACGGACCAGGATTTATTTAATGGCAAATTATATCGGAACAAGTCCTTGGTTTAACACACAAATTAATAACGGCCAATATTTAGACGTATTAAAAATTCGTCCTATACCTGCAGAAACAGACGATGTACTGTACACAGTTCAAGTGCAATATACACATAGGCCCGACTTATTAGCATTTGATTTGTACGGCGACAAAAACTTATGGTGGGTATTTGCTCAGCGCAATATGGAAATTATTAAAGATCCTATATTTGATTTAGAAGCAGGCATTCAAATATACGTGCCAAAAGGCGCAGCATTAACTAGAGTATTAGGAATATAAATGGGTAACAGTGCTAACATATCAGTAGGCGACACGTTTGATAGTATAATAGGATCTACACAAGAAAAGTTAGGTGCAACTGTTGATCTAGCAGCCAGCCTCAACGGAATTACAGGACCATCAGCCGGAGAGAGTATTGTTGGCAATATTGCAAATGGTATAGGTGCTAGTTTGGTCGACAATCTTAAAGGCGGCTTAGGAGGCTTTTTAGGAGCAGCATTTGGCAACGGTTTCGGAACATCTGGATCTGGCAAATTACCAAATCCATTAGAACAGTATGCTAGTTTCAATTATATATTTACATTAGGATGTCTAAGTGATTACGAATTAAGTTTTCCAGATTTAACTTATAGACGAAAAGATCCTGGAGTAGTTATTTTACGTAGTGGTGGAGGTCAAACTAACGGTGCGTCAACATTGTACGATCGTGGCGGCAAGACTGAATACTTTATTGACGATGTTAATATTGAAACAATAATTGCACCTAATCCAAAATCACGCTCAACTAATGCTACTAGTATAGATTTTACTGTTACTGAACCTTATAGTATGGGATTATTTTTACAATCCTTACAAGTTGCAGCAAAAAACGCAAGAGGCCCGTCTTCTAACTACATTGAAGCACCGTATTTATTAACTGTTGAATTTAAAGGTTATGACGATGCTGGAAATTATGTTCATGCAAGTAACTTGCGTAGAATGTTTCCATTAAAGCTTGTTGACATACAATTTGAAGTAACTGAAGGCGGAAGCCAATATGCTGTACAAGCAATACCTTACCAAGAGATTGCTCTCACAGATGAAACGCAATCTACGCATAGTGACATAACATTCTCAGGTGCAACTGTTACTGAAATGTTACAAACTGGCGCAAATAGTTTTACGCGGTTTTTAAACGAAAGACAGCTAGCACAAGAAGAAGCGGGTCAAGTAGGTAAAGCAGATCAGTACATAATTATGTTTCCTACTGCTGATTCGTCAGCTGCTGAATCTCAACAGTTTATGCAAGGTCAACCAGAACAAGAAGACGATAGTGCAACCACTAGAGAATTTACTGAAGAAGAAGTTACGGCATACTATGTTAGCGAAACAGGGGACGCAACTGGCAAAGTTCCTACTGACTATGCAGAACGACTTAAAAATGCTGATGGTATTTCTTTAAAAAGGTCCAGTCTAGGGGAAGATATTAGAGAATATGCTGAAAAGTTAGAGTTTACTAATAAAATTGGTAAATCTCTAATTGTTAAAAGCCAATTAGATGCAGGAACACAGCCAATGGCTCAGGCTGCAAACTCTGAAAGTGAAAATACTGCTGGAGAAATTGATGTTTGCCGTATTAATAGATCTGCTGATGTTAGATCTAGTACAGTTTCGTCCGGTAAAAAAATACAAAACGTAATTGAAGAAATTATTATTAGAAGCGGCTATGGGCGAGATGTTGCAACTAAACCAGAAGATGGTAACGGAATGATAGAATGGTTTAGAATTCAAACGCAAGTGTTTAATTCAGACGATTCTATAGAAAGTAACGGCCGCACTGGTTCTCCTGCTAGAGTGTTTGTATACAGAGTAGTACCGTATCTAGTACATAAAAGTCATTTCCAAGGCAGTACTGATCAAACAACTGGAATACGTCAATTAACATATCAAGCAATAAAAGAATATAATTATATCTATACTGGAGAAAATAAAGATATTCTTAACTTTGATATAAAATTTGATGCAGCTTTCTTTGCGTCGATTAACGGAGATAATGGCCAACTATCAAAAGACTCGTTATCAGCAGTAACTGGAGATATAACAAGCGGTAATACTAGTGGAGTGCCAGGCAAATCAGAACCTAACACAGCAGCTGGCACACTATCAAAAGTACAATCTAAAGTTCCAACTGCAAATAGAACAGACGTCGGCGGCCTTGCAATTTCTCCTGAATCACAAATAGCAAAAGACTTTAATGAAGCACTAATGAATAGTCCGGTTGATTTAATTGCAGTTGATTTAGAAATCCTAGGCGATCCGTACTATATTGCCGACAGCGGCATGGGCAATTATAATGCACTTACTGTGCCTGGCACATTAAATATTAATTCAGATGGCACAATGGAATACTTAAACGGAGAAGTTGATATTGAGTTAAACTTTAGAACGCCGTTAGACTACGGTCAGACTTGGATGGAATTTCCGTCAGGCGGAACTGCTCCTGTAGCGCAATTTAGTGGATTGTACCAAGTACTATTTGTTAGTAATAAATTTAGTGGTGGCCAGTTTACACAAATTTTACAAACAATGCGTCGTCCTAAACAAGAAACATCAGGACCTGGTTCGATTAGTCTCGGAGCGTTAAACTTAGAGAATCCAGCAGCGCAACTTGCAGGAACTTTTAATAATATAATAAATGGTGATCCTAATCAGCTAGTACAGTCTATTGGTAATATTGCCGGAATAGTATCTGATCCTTTAGGGGCTGCTAAAGAAGCTGCTGGCGAAAAAGTCGGTGATATTGTCGGACAAGCAACTAGTCGGCTAGCAAGTAATTTTAAACCTAAAGGGAATGTATCATAATGACAGCTAACACAGGTTCAAGAGGTAGCGAAGAACAAGCAAAAGTTAGTAGCTTTGACGGTCCGGGCCCGTATGTGGCAATTGTGCGGAATCACTTAGATACCGAGTACATGGGAAGAATTGAAGTTGAACTTCTAAAAACCACAACAGAAGGTAATATTCCAAATGCAGCCGGAGAAGTAGTTCCGGTTAGTTATCTAAGTCCGTTTTATGGAGTTACACCGTATGCTGGCACAGGAGAAAACGATACATTTGCTTACACACAAAAAAGTTATGGCTTTTGGGCAGTTCCTCCGGATATTGGAACTAAGGTTCTTGTAATATTCGCCGAAGGTAATAAAGGAAACGGTTATTGGATAGGCTGCATACAAGATCAATATATGAACTTTATGGTACCGGGTAATGCCAGTACTTCGTATAATAATGAAGACCAGTCTAAGATAGTACCTGTTGGAGAATATAATAAACGTACAGAAGAAGCTGTAGGAAATAATCCTACACAGTTTATAAAACCAGTTAATACTGATGCAGTAAACGTACTAACTACTAATGGTTTACTAACTGATCAAATTCGCGGAACAACTTCATCAAGTGCTAGGCGAGAAGTGCCTAGTATGGTATTTGGGTGGAGCAGCCCAGGGCCACTAGATAGACGACCCGGCGCACCAAAAGTTTCTACTGGCGCGACAGGCAGTCAAATTGAAATGCCTGCATCTAGATTAACAGGTTCGTCTATAGTAATGGACGACGGTGACGCTAGTTTATTTAGAGTAGGAAAAGCAAGCGAAACTCCCAGCAAGTATGCAACATTAGCAGACGGCGGTGATCCAACAATTCCGGCAAGTGAACTTTTTAGAATTAGAACTAGAACTGGCCATCAAATACTTTTACACAACAGTGAAGATTTAATTTATATTGCTCACGGCAGCGGCAAAAGTTGGATTGAAATGACTGCAAATGGTAAAATTGACATTTATGCAGAAGATAGTATTAGTATGCATACCGGAGCAGACTTTAACTTTAAAGCAGATCGAAATATAAACTTTGAAGCTGGCGGCAACATTAACATGAAAGCTGCAAATACAATGTCAACACAGACTGGCGCAAATTGGAATGTTCTATGCGGCGCTGACGGAAAATTAACGTGTAGTGGAACAAGTAACATTGTAAGTTCTGGGCACAGAGAAACAGCAGGAACTATTAATATGAATAGCGGTGGCGCAGCCGCTGCCGCTGCTGATGCTGCACAAGTTCCTACTAGAGTGCCGTTAGCAGCTCCGTACACCGGTGCCGAAAACAAAAATCCTGCAGAACATACATCGGCTAAAACTAACAATGATCCAGCTGCTGTTGCAGCAGGAACAGCAAACGCCACTGAAGCAACAGCAGCTGATGAAACAAGTTCAGACACATTTGGAAAATGCGTAAGTGATGAACCGGTAGCTACAGAAGCACCAGCAGCGACTAACACCGATGCTACGTTAACAAGCACAAATACTGCTCCGGCATATTCAGGACCAGGATCATCAGTAGGAACTGGCGGAACAGACACAAGCACAAATACTGCACCGGCATATTCAGGACCAGGATCATCAGTAGGAACTGGCGGAACAGCAACTTTAACAACGCCAAATAGCGGCGCACGATAAGAGGTAAATACAGTATGAGCACATTAGAGAAGAAACTTTATAAAGAAATTACTGTAAAAGGTAATACACGCCCTGATTATGGCATAGGTGAAAAAACTTATAAAGGCTTTTCAACAGTAAATCCGGACACTACCGGATTTCAGTTATACGATATACAGCTCGTAAAACAAGATATAATTAATCACTTTCATATTAGACAAGGAGAGCTTCTTAGCAATCCTAATTTTGGTACAATTATTTGGGATATACTTTATGAGCCGTTAACTGAAAATTTAAAACAAGTGATTACAGAAAATGTAGGAAATATCATTAATTACGATCCTAGAGTTACTGTTACAAGCGTAACAGTTGATCAGTATGAAAGTGGCCTACAAATTGATTGTACTCTCGTGTTTTTACCATATAATATTGCAGAAAACATGCAATTAACCTTCGATCAGAATAACGGTTTGTTAGCCGGATAATTATATACGCAGTTTATTCATTTGAATAAATACTGTATAGTTAAGAGGAAAGCAACTGATGTCAAGTACAGACAGACAAAATAGACTGCTAGTAGCAGAAGACTGGAAGCGTATCTATCAGAGTTATAGAAACGCTGATTTTAAATCATACGATTTCGACAATTTACGTCGAACAATGATCAATTATATTCGACAAAATTATCCAGAAGATTTCAATGACTACATTGAAAGTTCAGAGTACCTTGCACTTATAGACCTAATTGCTTTCCTAGGACAAAACATTGCATTCCGTACTGATTTGAACGCTAGAGAAAACTTTTTAGAACTTGCAGAACGTAGAGAATCAGTTCTCCGCCTTGCTCGTACCTTGTCTTATAACCCAAAGCGTAATCAAGCATCTAACGGTTTACTTAAAATTGAAAGTTTAAAAACAACTGAATCTATTAGAGATTCAAATAATTTAAATTTATCTAATCAAACAATTATTTGGAATGATCCAAGTAATCCTGATTGGCAAGAACAGTTTACAAAATTATTAAACGGAGCTCTCCCAGTAAACAATAATATTGGCCGCCCTGCTAAGAAAGAAACTGTTGGTAGTATTCCAACAGAACAATATCGTTTAAACAGTACTAATTCCGACGTTCCGGTCTTTGGTTTTACTAAGACTATTAGCGGCAGTACAAGCAGATTTGAAATAGTTTCAACTGATATAGATAATAGTGAAATTAAAGAAGAAGCACCTTTTCCGGGTAATAACTTTGCATTTTTATATAGAAATGACGGCAAAGGACCGGCTAGTTCTAACACTGGTTATTTTTGCCATTTTAGACAAGGCACACTTGATCAAGGAACGTTTAGTGTTACGTCACCGAGTACTAACCAAGTAGTTGCAATTGATGCAACGAATGTTAACAATTCAGATGTATGGCTTTACAAAGTTGATGACTATGGACTTGAAGAAGAATTATGGTCAAAAGTTGACGCAGTTGAAGGTAATAATGTAATTTACAATAGTTTGAGTAAAAGCATTAGAAATATTTATAGTGTATTAACACGAGCAAATGATAGAATTAGTTTAATATTTTCAGATGGCACCTTTGGTAACTTACCTCAGGGATCATTTAGAACTTATTACAGAGCAAGTAAGAATCAAAGAATTGTAATTGAGCCTAGTGACATGCGCGGCGTTAGTATTAATATACCGTATGTTAGTAGAACAGGTAAATCAGAACAGTTGACAATGGTATTTTCACTGAAGTATACAGTTGACAATGCAAGTACAAGCGAATCAAGTGCAAGTATTAAACGCAATGCTCCGGCAACATATTATACACAAAATAGAATGATTACAGCTGAAGATTATCAAGTTGCTCCGTTATCAATTAGTCAAGAGATTATTAAAGTAAAAAGTGTTAATAGAACAGCAAGTGGCATTAGTCGTTATTTAGACTTAGTTGATGCAACTGGAAAATATTCTAAAACTAATTTATTCGGTATTGACGGTATATTAACTAAAGAGTTTTTAACGCCTAAAGTTAGATTTAGTTTTACTACAAAAACAGATATTGAGGGTGCTATTGCAAATGTAATAGAACCTATCTTAAAGAACACAACTGTTAAGAATTATTATTATAATAGTTTTCCTAAAGTTTTAGTAGGAGACTTAGGAGTAGTTTGGAATAGTGAAACTGTGTTAACTAATCAAAATACAGGTTACTTTACTAACACATCCGGAATACGATCTGAACTAAGCACATTTACAGCTAGTACTCTCAAGTTATTAAAATCCGGAACATTAGTAAAGTTTGAAGCGCCGGCTGGCAAGCATTTTATGAGTAAAAATAATAATGCTTTGATGGATGGCCCAGCAGATCATGCAAACGCTATTACCTATAAATGGACTAAAGTAATAAGTGTTGTAGGTAACGGAACTGTAACTAATGCAGACGGTACTGGACCAGTTATGTTAAATGATAACATTCCATCAGGGTCGAAGCTAACACAAGTTATTCCGAGACTTGCAACTGAGTTAACTGATTCTGTACAAACACAATTAATTGATCAAGCTTTTGCGTATAATAGCTTTGGTTTAAGATTTGATGTAACATTAGGCCAATGGCGTTTAGTAACTACTAATAATCTAAATATTAATAGTCCGTTTAGTATTGGCAAAACTGGCGATGCAACTAATCAACAATTAGATGCTAGTTGGTTAATATTGTTTGAAACAAACGGGTCGACTTACACAGTTACCTATAGAGGCAGTAGATACGTATTTGAAAGTGCAGACGAAATTAGATTCTATTTTGACAGTTCAGATAAGATTTATAATAATAGAACTGGCAAGATTATTAAAGATAAAATATCTGTATTAAATATTAACCAAAAGCCAGATAGTGTTACACCTTTCACAACTGATTTTGATTGGGAAATTGTTGAAGAATACAGAGATGCCGAAGGATACGTAGATAGTAGTAAATTGCAAGTTAGTTTCTTTGATGAAGACGACGACGGAGTTGTTGATAATCCTCAACTATTTGATGAGATTGTAAATGAAGATGTTAATTCTTTAACAAAGTACGTTTTTGATTTAAAATCCACCACAATTGACGGCGTTGAAGAATTTAGTTACTTGCCTACAGTTATACCTACACCGGCTGGCTTGTATAATTTTACAGACGGCACAGGCAGTATACAAGTATTAGCTAGTAAAGATCTTCTAGGAAGTACATCAATATATGCCGATGGTCAAATATTTTACTTTATTAAAGAACAAGTATTTCAAGTATTAGAAAAGTTAACAGGCAATCTTAATACATCGCAACTTTATAGAGCCAAAATAGGACGCAATAACTTAAAGTTTCATTATGTTCACGCAGCTGACGAAAGTACACGCATTGATCCTAGTGTAAGTAATATTATTGATACCTATATGCTAACAAAGTCTTATGATAACGACTTTAGACTATATTTAGATGGCACAACAACAGTTAAACCGCTTGCTCCTAGCAGCGATCAGTTGTTTTTAAGTTATGGTCAAAAACTGAATAATATAAAGTCAATTAGTGACGAAATTATATATCATCCTGTTAAGTATAAGATACTGTTTGGAGAAAAAGCTCCTGCAGATTTACAAGCAACATTTAAGATTGTAAAAAATCCTGAAGTTGTTATTAACGATAACGAAATTAAAACTAGAGTAATTGCAGCAATTAACGAATTCTTTGCACTCGAAAACTGGGAGTTTGGTGAATCTTTTTACTTTACAGAACTGAGTACATATGTAATGCAACAACTAACTCCAAGCTTAGTGACGTTTGTAGTTGTACCTAGTCAAGTAACATCTACGTTTGGAAGTTTATTTGAAATAAAGTCAGAAGCTGATGAAATCTTTATCAGTTCTGCAACTGTAACAGATGTTGAATTAATTGACAGTGTTACAGCAACAAGATTAAGTGCTGAAGGATCAATTGTTACTTCAGCAACTACAGCTAATACTGGTATCCAAAGTGGAGGAACTACTTACTAATGTCTTACGATAATGATCAAAACGAGCAAGCACTGCCGGCAGACGGAAAATCAAACCGTAAAAGTGAAACGTTTCTTCCTAAGTTTTTTAGAACTACTGCTAACAAGAAATTTTTAAATAGTACTCTAGATCAATTAATACAACCAGGTGTTGTAGAAAAATTAAATGGTTATATTGGCAGACAAACAGCAAAGGCATTTAATCCTACTGACAATTATATTGGTGACGTTAGTACTGACAGATTTAATTATCAACTAGAACCGTCAGCAGTAATTAAAGACCAATTAGGTAATGTTAATTTTTATAAAGATTATAACGATTTTACAAATCAATTAAACAACTTTAATAAGTCAAATAACAATCACAGCACAGTTAACGAACAAGAATATTACGCTTGGAACCCTAGCATCGACTGGGATAAGTTTAGTAACTTCCGTGAATACTATTGGTTGCCTACTGGTCCACAAATAATTGGAATATCCGGCAATACAGTTGATGTTGAAAGTACATACACTGTTCGTATTGGAGATAATGTTGATAATCAAACTTACGTATTTTCTCCAGATGGCAAAACACAGAATCCTACAATTACTCTTTATAGAGGTATTACTTATAACTTCGACATTGATACTCCAAACTTACCTTTTACAATTAAAACAAAGAAAACTTTAGAAGAAGGTTTTGAATTAGATAGTTCGAGTATACTTGTTCTTGAAGGTGTTAGCATACAAGGTCTAGAAAAAGGTATTAGTACAATCCAATTAGGAGCAGATGCACCTGACGTATTGTATTATGTAGCAGCTAATGACATCGAAGCTAGTGGTACTATTATTATTAAAGATATTAGTGAAGCTACTTTTATTGATATTAACAAAGAAATTATTGGCAAAAAATCTTATCAAGACAGTAACGGCGTTAAGTTGTCAAATGGAATGAAAGTAGAATTTACTGGAGAAGTTATTCCGGCAACTTATGCAACTGGTTCATTTTACATAGAAGGTGTAGGAGATAGTATTAGACTAATTTCCGAGAAAACACTAAATGTTCCTACTTCGTTTACATCCGATATTGATGTAGCATTTGATGCACAAGGCTTTGATCGCCTGCCGTATAGTAAAGCAATTGGTTACCCTGAAAATAAAGATTATTTTGTTATTAACCGCGCAAGTCTTGACGGCAACTTATGGAGTAGATACAACAGATGGTTCCATAAAAGTGTAATTGAAGCATCGGCAGCAGCTAACAATCAGCCTGTTGCAGTAGATCAACTACAGCGAGCAAAAAGACCAATAATCGAATTTGAAGCAAATATTAAATTATTTAACTTTGGCACTACTGCTAAAACTGATGTTGATGTAGTAGATAATTTTACAAAAGATGCATTTTCGACAATTGAAGGTTCGCCAGGATATAACGTAGACGGAGTTGATCTTGCCGACGGCATGCGTATTTTGTTTACAGCAGATACTGACATTTTAGTATCAGGTAGAATTTATAAAGTTAATTTTATTAATTTTTCTACAGGATCTGCAACTAACAGACAAATAACCTTAGTTCCAGAATTAGATACATTGCCGCAAACAAACGAAGTAGTATTAGTAGCAAGCGGTACTACATTTAGAGGAAAGCTATTACATTATACAGGAACAACTTGGCAGTTATCACAAGATAAGCTATTACCAAACCAACCACCATTATTTGATGTATTTGATGTTAATGGGAATTCGTATGCTGATACTGCTACATACCAGTCATCGACCTTTACTGGAAATAAACTTTTTAGTTACAAAACGGGAACTGGAGCAGTTGATACAGAGATAGGTATTCCTATTTCTTATAGAAATATTGCAAACACTGGTGACATTGTATTTGATTTTAACTTGTTACAAGATAAGATGACATATACTCTTGACAATAACGAGTTTGCTAAAAATACAGATACTGGATTTCTAAGAAAGTATTCAACATTAGATACGTTTGATACATTATCTGGTTGGAAAAAAGTAGAAACACTTAGTGAGCAATTAGTAATTAATCAATATGTATTTGATAACACTACTTCCGGATTTATGATAGATGTATATGACAATAGTGCATTGTTAACAGATCTATGGACACGAGTATATTTAAACAATAAATTACAATTTAAAGATGTTGATTACACACTTGACAGCGATGTTAATAATAATGCTATAATTAACTTTATTAACGATCTTACTATTAACGATGTTATTCTAATTAAAACAAGATCAGCTGCGACAAAGAATGATAATGGATATTACGAAATACCAGCTTCTTTAGAAAGAAATCCTAAAAATGAAAACCTTAGCCAATTCACGTTAGGCGAAGTTAATGATCATGTCGCTACTATTGTAGAGCAGAGTGACACCTTTACTGGCGTATACCCGGGAACGAGCAATCTCAGAGATATCGGTAATGTAACAGGACTAGGTCGTAGATTCTTACAGCACAGTTCACCTATGAACTTACCGTTGTATCACATGTTAGATAACGATGCTAACGTTGTTAAGAGTTTAAAATTTGCACGTAAGCAGTACGGAACATTTAAGCGTTTATTTTTACAAGCAGCAGAAGATTTAGAATATCAAGGCTCGATTAAAACACATGTTGATGTTATACTAGAATCAATTAATAAAAACAAAACTAAAACACAACCGTTTTTCTTTAGTGATATGGTTCCGGCTGGCGCAACTCGTATAATTACTTCGCTAATTGAAGACCCAGATGAACTATTTTTTCCTTTATCGAAGCCTTTTACTTTAACAACTGCATCTCGACAAGCTGTGCAAGTTTATAAAAACGGCGTACAATTAATACATGGAACAGACTATACTTTCAATAGTGAAGGTTATGCATTAATTACAGTTACTAAACAACAAGACGATATTATAGAAATTTACGAATACGAAACTACTAACGGTAGTTATATTCCGCCAACGCCAACTAAGTTAGGATTGTATCCTTCCTTTGAACCAGTAATATATGTTGACAATACCTTTATTATTCCTAGAAGTGTTATTCAAGGCCACGACGGAAGTAAAGTTGCTGCATTTGGTGATTATAGAGATGACTTGTTATTAGAACTTGAGCGCAGAATATATAACAATATTAAAGTTCAGTATGATGTAAACTTTTTAGACATTCACAATCTTGTTGGCGCCGACTATAGAAATACTAAAGTTTCTAAAGCGCAAATAGATAAAGTAATGTTACCTGACTTTATTCAATGGTCAAAACTAATTGATCAAGATTATACATTACATAATTTCTTTGAAAGAACTAATAGATTTACATTTAACTATACTTCTAGTACTAATGCATTAGATACAGCAGTGCCTGGTTATTGGAGAGAAATATATAAACAAGCGTTTGATACTGATCGTCCTCATACACATCCTTGGGAAATGCTAGGTCTTAGTGTTATGCCTACATGGTGGGAAGCGCAATACGGTCCTGCTCCTTATACTAAAGAAAATTCATTACTATGGCAAGATCTTGAAGCAGGCATTTTAAGACAGCCTGGCGTAAAATATAAAGTATTAAACAATTACAAACGTCCTACATTAACAAATCATATTCCAACTGATAGCGAAGGTAATTTATTATCTCCTTTGGATTCAGGATACATTAATTTCTTTAATCCGCAAAACATTGACCAAAGCTTTGTGTTTGGTGACGGCGCTCCTGTAGAAGCAGCGTGGCGTAGTAGTTCAGAATTTCCGTTTAGTGTTATTACTGCATTTGCAATTAATAAACCTCAGATGTTATTTGCATCAGGATTTGATAGAATCAACCAAGTTCGAAATGTTTCTGGAGAGTTAGTTTATAAGTCAACTAATACAAGAATTAAATTAGAAGATATAATATTTCCAAATACTGCTGAAGATTCAGTACAAGTATATACTAGTGGACTAGTAAACTATATTGCTAGTTATATGACAGCAGATATATTGAAATCATATAATACTTATAAATCTAATATTAAAACAATTGATAACCAATTAGGCTACAAATTAGCCGGCTTTACTGATGTAGATAAATTTAAGTTAATATTAGATTCAAGAACCCCTCTTAACAAAGGTAACGTATTTGTACCAGATGAAAACTATAGCGTATTTTTAAATTCTAGTACACCGATTAAAACAATTAGTTATAGTGGTGTAATAATTGAACGCAGAACTGATGGATATGTTGTAAAAGGGTATGACCAAGAAATAGCAAACTTTAAATATTATGCTGCAATTGCAACTCAACGTGATCCTAGTATTAACATTGGTGGCATAAGCGAGTCGTTCCTTGTTTGGACTGGTAATAAATTATATGTACAAGGGTCTAATGTTGAATATCAAGGTTCTTACTATAGAGTAAACACTAATCATACAAGTACATCAAGTTTTGATGAAACTAAATTTTCTAAATTACCGGCATTGCCATTAATTGGCGGCAGAGATGCATTTGTTAGAAAACAATTTAATAAGAATATTGTTCTTGAAGCAGATTACGGTAAATTGTTTATTACTATACAAGACGTTGTTGACTTTTTATTAGGATATGGTGCCTACTTAGAAGATCAAGGATTTGTATTTGATTATTTCGATGGAAATGAAAAAGTTGTATTAAACTGGCGTCATAGTGTGAATGAATTCTTATTCTGGACAACGCAAAACTGGGGCGAAGGAAGTGTTATTACACTAAGTCCTGCTGCTGCACAACTTAAATTTAAAACAGAATATTCTATGGTAGATAACATCTTTGATGGGTTTTACGGATATACTTTACTAAAGTCGGATGGTAATAAACTAGTTGAAGAATTTGCATTATTAGGCAGACAGCCAAACGAATTTGTTCTACGTCCAAGAAACACAGCAGATGGCATTTTTGCTGTTAAGTTACCTTTGGTACAAAAAGAACATGTATTAATTATTGATAACAAAACAGTATTTGGTGATATTATATATGATACTCAACCTGGATACAGACAAGAAAGAATTAAAGTATTAGGATACTTGACACAAGACTGGGACGGCAGTTTGAATGTTCCCGGATTCATATACGATGATGCTAAAGTAACAATCTGGGAATCTTGGACTGATTATGCAATTGGTTCATTAGTAAAGTACAAAGAATTTTACTACAGTGCAGCAAATAAATTATCAGGTGTTGAAACATTTAATGCAAGCGACTGGAATAGATTAGACGAAAAACCTGAATCAGGGCTATATGCAAACTTTGAATATAAAACTAATCAGTTTGCAGACTTCTATGACTTAGACTCAGATAACTTTGACACTGAGCAGCAAAAAGTAGCACAGCATTTAATTGGATATCAGAAACGTCAATATCTTGAAAACATTATTAATGATGATGTAAGTCAGTATAAATTTTATCAAGGTATGATCCAAGATAAGGGTACTAAAAATGCATTAACAAAATTATTTGATGTATTAAGTAGTTCTAACAAAGACAGTTTAGAGTTCTACGAAGAGTGGGCGATCAAAGATGGGCAGTACGGAGCAAGTGACGGATTTACTGAATACGAATTATTACTTGATGAGAGTAAGTTTAGATTAACTCCGCAACCAATTGATCTTGTAACATCTACTACAGGACTTGAAACTGATTTAGTTTATAGAATTCTTCCTTATGAAGTTTATCAAAAAACTCCTAATTATAATCATAAACCGTTTCCTGAAAAATACGTTTCGGATCCGTATGTACGAGATGCAGGTTATGTTAATCAAGCAGATGTTAGAGGTGTAGCAACAAATTATAGTAATATTGCAGACTTTAACTTTGACGATATAGACAGTGGTGCCTATATCTGGGTCGGCAATGACAACCGTGACTGGAATGTATACAAGCATGTTGATACTGATTATACAGTTCAAGAAGTTTCAGCAGGTGCAACACAATTTACAATTACGCTTAATTTAAACGTAACAGACATTGTAGCTAATGATATAATAGGGCTACATGGGCTAAGTGAATTTATAGCAGACACTCCAACGCCAGGCCCAGGATTGGTTGTTGATCTTAAAGGATTCTTCACAGTAATTAGTGTTGCTAAAAATGTAATTACTCTTGCTACTAATACTGCTGTAACAGCAGTAGAAAAATGTATTGGATCTATTACACGATTTAGTAATGTAAGAGCTACAAATATAGAAGCCGCAAACAGTATTGTTCAAAAGAGCCTTGCGCTTAATGATTATGTGTGGATTGATAGTCTTAAAGAACCTAATCAGTGGGCTGTGCTTAAAAATGATAACGTATTTGATGAAACATTAAGAATATCAAAGTCGTCGTTATCAGCTGATGAATCTTTTGGTACTGCATTATCAGTTGACGATAGGAACACAGTTCTTGCAGTTGGCGCTCCTGATCAAGGTGATGGCAAGGTTTACATTTACAGTCGTGCTACTTCTAGTATTAATTATTTACAGACTCAAATAATTGATCCACTAATAGTAGGTGACGCTGGCGAAAGATTTGGTGCAACAGTTGCATTAAGTCCTGATGCACAATTTTTAATAGTAGGTTCGCCTAATGCTTCTAATGTTAAAACTAAGTTTAAAGGCAACTATCAGCAAGCTTCTAATTACGGTAAAAACTCAATAGTTCTTAAAGATCAACAACTATGGAAATCACTAGTTGATGTACCCGGAGAATTAGATGCTATTATATTTAATAGCTTTAATTCAACAGCAGGAATTATTGATGCATTAGGTGTAGCAGAAGTACCTACAGTTGATATTCCAATGCTATTAGTTGGTAACTATGCAATTAATAGTATTACTAATTTGTATGCATTTAGCGGCCAAGCTACTAACCACTTATTAATTAGAGCTCCTAAAGCATTATACGAAGGCAGCGGAGTTAATGATAGTATAAACTTAGCTTGGAATAGTATTACATATGCTAATCAAAATTTAGCACCATTAACTGTTCGAGCACCATTTGGTGGCCAGTTTGCTCAAATTACTGATGCATTTTTAGAAACAGATCTTACTATACAAAAGAAAGTTGATGTTATATTATATATTAATGCTGCAACTAATTTAACTGTGGTAGGAGATATACTACAAACAGAAACTGGATCGGGTGTAGTAGATTATGTTTATGTCGACGGTTCAGAAACAGTAATCTACTTAAAGGATGTTAATGGTAATTTCAATACAGAAGACAGTTTATTCCGTAGCGATGGAGACTTTATTGGAGGCTATGTTAAGCAAGGCCCTGTTGATTCCGTAGATGCTTCAACGCAGCTTGGCGGCTATTGGTATGTCGACACTACTCCTTATACGCCTACAACAGCAACAACAAATAAAGATCAAGGACGCGGATTAGTATTTTATGATGTTGTTACTGATAGCAGCGGCAGTGCAAGATTCTTCCATAATGCTCTTGATTATGATACTGATACTATTAGCAGTCAAAATACATATAACAGTTATATAGGCGTACTAAGTTCTCAAGGACTTCCTGGAGCATACGGCAATAACGGTGAAATTTTAAGTGACTTATTTGTAGTAAGGGCGCCTAGTGAATACAGAATTAATAATCTAGTACAAGGCAACACTGTAAACTTATATGTTAACCAGCTACCGCAATACGGCGCTGGCCCTGTTAAAGATCTTGCAAATATTAGTTTGTCGACTGTTATTACTAACAAACAACACACAATATATGATATTTGGGACGGCTATATACATTTTGATTATACAAAATTTGATTCAGCTGGTAATCCTTTTGAACCTAAAATTGGACAAACTGTTGAAGACTTATCAACTGGCGCAACTGCTGTAGTTACTTACTATCAGAGAGACGGACTTACTGTAACAATATATGTTAAGGGTGTTACTGGTACTTGGTCAAATGGTAATGATTATGGCCAAAATGCTGAAATAGGATTTAAGTTAATACCCGGCGATCCAAGTCCAACATATCAAGCAGATAGAACAATAGGGCAAATACAATATGTAAACTTAGGTTTAGAAAGTGAAAATATTGGCAAAATGTTTGTATTCCAAAGTTCTGCAGACATTGCACTTCCTGCAACTGCTAATTTACTAGATGCAGAATACTGGTTATATACCCAAGGTAACGTATCGGGTATACCTCGACTTGCTAATGAGCCATCTGCTATTAATAACGAATGGACGCAAGTTTATCAAATACCTACAGATAGTACTGGAACAGGAAGTACACTGAGTAATGAAGGTGTATATGCAATATATACCCGTGCAGCATTAGGTCGATATGATCTAGTTTCGAGTTACACTGTTCCTGAAAGACAAGCAAACTTTAAACTAGGTAGTAAAATTAAGGTTACAAAAAACAATGATCTTTACAGAGCATTTATACATGCTCAAGATGAACAAATTGAAAATAGTCCTGGTAGATTGTACTTTCTTAAAAACGGCGAAGAAAATGGATTAACTTACAATTGGGATTATGCTAAGAATAAAAAATTCAAAGGCACATTTAACGAAAGCTTAAATTACTTTACAGATGATATTGTATATGTAGACCAAGTACAAGGTATATTGTATGTAGCAAAGACTAACCTAGCACCTGGGTCGTTTAACGTTGCTGATTGGACGTCAACTGACGATTTAGTAGATTATGTTGGATTTATTCCGAATAATACTGGGTTAACTGTATTTAATGATAGCACTGATGCAATTACAGTTCTTGATCAAGAATTGTTATTAGAATTTGGTTCAGAATTTGACGTTGCTACTTCGGGAGAAGTGTTAGTTACTAATGCATTGTACGATGCAGCAAAAGCTAATCAAGTAGTTGTGTATAGAAGCAACCAAGGACATTTTGAAAGATCTCAGGAACTTACTGCTCCTGATAAAACATCAGGCTTTGGGCATTCTATTGCAATCTCCGATGACGGAACAATGATTGCTATTAGTGCGCCATTTAACGACAGCTATAAAGATGATCAAGGTGTTGTTTATATCTATGCACAAGCTGCTGGAGTTTTTGAATTAACACAAACCCTTAGTAGCTTAAATAACGAACGTGCAGAAATGTTTGGTTGGAAATTACAGTTTGACGGGAACAAACTTCATATATCTGCTAAAAATGCTGATGCACAAACTGGCACAACAATTGATGCTGGCGCAACTATATTTGATAATGATTTTACAAACTTTAAACGCACTAATGACGATGCTGGTGTAGTTTATGTGTATGAAAAGATCGAAGCGCAAATGTTGTTAGCACAAACTGTGCAAATACCGGATACTGATGTAAACTACTTTGGTAGAAATATGCTTGCTAAGGATAATAATCTATATATTGGATTACCATCTAAAGTTTCAAACCTAACAACTGGTCAGGTTGTTAACTTTAGTAATACTGCTGGTGCTCCGATGTGGACCACTCACAGAGCAGTTAAAGCAACAGTTGATATTAATAAAATTAAAAAAATGTTCCTTTACAATACTAAGGAAAATTTACTACTAACACACTTAGATTATATCGATCCTATTCAGGGCAAAGTTGCCGGAGTAGCAGAGCAAGAATTAACATATAAAACGTATTACGATCCTGCATTATATGATATATCTACAACAAGTACAGCAATAATTGATGAAACTAACAGCTGGGGATCAGAACGTGTCGGCGAAGTATGGTGGAATTTAACTAATGCTAAATTTTATAATCCTTACCAAGGTGACGTAATTTATAGTACACAAAATTGGTCCAAAGTTTTCCAAGGTAACTCTATTGATGTTTACGAATGGGTGCAATCAGATGTAATACCAAGTGTATGGGATAGCAAAGCTGATACAGCAACTGGGTTTGTAAAAGGGTATAGCGGAACTAGTTTATACGGTGACACTGCTTATAGTACCAAGCGTGTTTATGACGATGTTGCAAAAATATTCACTACAAACTACTTCTTCTGGGTTAGTAATAAAAAGACAATACCTAATGCAGAATTTAGAAATTTAAGTATTAGTGATGTTACTGATTACATTAGCGATCCTGTTGCTAAGGGTTATGAATTTGCTGGATTAATAAGTTCAAATAGTTTTGTACTGTATAATGTCGAAAAATACATTAAAGGTACTGATGTGGCATTGAGCACACAATTTTGGACTATAGAAAATCAAACACAAAACATTCATAATCAGTATCAGCTTGTTACAGAAGGATTAGAAACAAGTCAGCCTAACAAAGATATTATTAGAAAATGGTTTGATAGTTTAGTAGGATACGACGAGCAAAAACGTATTGTTCCAGATCCGTCACTAAGTGCAAAACAAAAATATGGAGCATTGAATAGGCCAAGACAAAGTTGGTTTGTTAACCGCTTTGAAGCACTAAAACAGTTTATTGAAAGAACTAACTTAATTCTTAAAGATAATTTAATTGTTGATGACAAAACCTTTACAGATTTGTTAAGTCAAGACAATGCACCGGTTGCAGCGTTGAACGAATATGATACAACAGTTGATTCAGTAGATGATTTACAATTTGTCGGCGTAGCAAAGGCAGCGCAAGCAGTATTAACTCCGGTGATTGAAAACGGAAAAGTTATTAATGTTAATATCACAACACCAGGCAGAGGCTACCGAGTGGCACCAACTGTTAAGGTATACGGCAATGGCACTGGCGCTGTAGTAACAACTACTATTGATAGTATTGGTAAAGTAATAGGAGCAACAGTAGTTGCTGCTGGTGAAAATTACTCAGCTAACACTACATTAGTTACTAGAAAATTCACAGTATTAGTAACTTCGGATAGTGGAATTCAAGGTAAGTGGGCAATATATGAGCGTCTAAGTGATTCTCGTACATGGAACAGAATACAAAGTCAAGGGTGGAATGTTAACTTATATTGGAATTACATCGACTGGTATGCAACTGGGTATAATGCAACTTCAAATATTGATTATTTAATTGATAACAGTTATGAGTTAACTAGCTTAGCCGATGAAATTGGAAATATTGTAAAAATATCTACAATTGGCTCAGGTGGTTGGCTGCTATTAGAAAAAATTGCAAACGAAGATACTGAAGATTACACAGTAAACTATAAAACTATTGGTAGAGAAAACGGTACGTTGCAAATTAAGTCAACGCTGTACGACACAATAGCAGCGTTTACTGGGTTTGACACAATTAGTTTTGATACAAAAATATATGATAACGAACCTACTACTGAACTAAGAATTATATTAAATGTAATTAAAGATAACTTGTTTATTGATGATTTACAAATTAGATTTAATGATTTATTCTTTGCAAGTTTACGTTATGCATTTAGTGAACAAACTTATATTGATTGGGCATTTAAAACTAGCTTTATTAAAGCAAAGCACAATGCTGGTACATTAAGAGAAGACATTACGTTTAATAATGACAACTTACCAAGTTACGAATCATACATTAAAGAAGTTAAACCGTTTGGTACAAAGATTAGAGAATATATTAGTGCTTATGAAGGATTAGATAACACACGTAGTGTTGTTACTGATTTTGATCTTCCACCGGCGTACAGTGCCACTGAAGGCAAGATTATTCCACAGACTGTTAAAGTGCAGCAAGACACCTTAGTAGGTGTAAATGCTGATCTTGAAACTTATCCAAACAAAAACTGGCTAGATAACAGCAGTTACAAAGTTGTAAGTGTTAGTATTGTAGATCCAGGACACGGCTATAATGTTGCTCCTGTGTTAACATTGTCCGGCGGCGGCGGCACTGGCGCAACACTTAAAACATATATCGGAGCAAACGGAAAAGTAACTAAAGTTGATGTATTGACTCCAGGTAACGGTTATTACAGTGCTCCTGTTATTACAGCAGTAGAAAATATCAATGATACTGGCAAAAGTGCAACTTATAGTGTAACGATTGGTGACAATCCAGTAAGAGGAATCACAACAGCAGTTAAGTTTGATAGAACTACAGGAACTTACGTTTATACAAATATTAATGAAACTGAGACATTTGTAGCAAGCGGCAACATATTTGAATTTGATCTAATGTGGCCAATGGACTTATTAAAATCTAACGTATCTGTTACAGTTAACAATATTGAATCACTAGATAGTGAATACACTTATAAAAATGTATTAGACGTAACTAAAGGTTATGATAGATATTATGGACAAATTGAGTTTACATCAGCTCCGGCTGTTAATGACTCGGTTGTAGTTTCGTATAATAAGTCAATTAATATAATGCAAGCTCAAGATAGAATTAATAATGTAATTCCAAAAACTGGTGAGTACATTACAGACTTGAATCAACTTATGACTGGCTTAGATTACGGCGGCGTACAAGTTAAGAGCTTTGATTTTGGTGCAGGCCAAGGTTGGGATTCGGACACTTGGTATGATGATACTTGGGATAGCTATGACACAACTTACCAAGATGAAGTTTTTGAATTAGACGGATCTACTATTAGTCTTGATCTTACTGCGCCATTAGCAAACGGAGTGCAATATCACGTTTATCTAAACAATGTAAGAATTGATGATCCAAATTATCCTAGCAGTCCTACTAATACTAATGCAATATGTCAAAGTTTAACAGGTGACGGAACAACACAAACTGTATTCTTGGATAACGACGGCCTAAATATTACAACTGTTGCAAATGATACTATTATAATTAGAAAGTCAACTAGTGACGGAACTTTCCTTCCAGATGAAAATAGTTACGACACTTTAATACAAGGCGGTGGCCTAGCATATTCGACTGCTACTGGCTTAAATGCAGCAGATATTACTATTGATGGCGACGGATTTGTAACAGAAACAACTAGCAAAGGTCCAGAAGAACTTGTACCTGGTCAACTACTTGACACAGTTGATATCAAAGTATATGAAAAACCACAATCAGGCAGTAGTCAAATAGTTTCGAGAAACTACATTGGTGATGGTATAACTACAACATATTCAATAGGCACTGTACCACTAAAGGCTAATGACTTATTTGTAAAAGTTGGCTATGCAATTGTAACTAACTACACAATTGATTATGCAGCAAAAACAATAACATTTGCAACAGCGCCTGCTATTAGTAGTAGAATACACTTAGCAACACTAGGTGTTTCGGGTACTAACATTTTAGATATTGATAATGTCACAGCAGACGGCAGTACTTCAAGATTCTTAACAAGTGTAAGATGGTCAGAAAACTTACAGTCTATTATTACTTTAAATGGAGTAAAGTTAGAAAATGTAATTGTACAAAGTGACAACACTGACGAAGTACCAAATAATGTTATTATTAGGTTAGCAGTACCTCCAGCAGCTGGCGATGTAATTAACTATGCGTTCTTTGAAGGAACTGAGCAAAACTTTAGTGAAGTATCAGTTGATACATTTACATCAGACGGAACAACAACATCGTTTACGTTAAACCAAACTCCGTTTAACTTTGAACCAAGTTCATGGTTTAGTATTGTTAAAGTTAACGATGCTATATTAAATGCAGGATTTACTCAGCGATTTGTTACAACAGCAGCGTCTAGACAATACCAGCTAGATAATTTCCAAATACCACCTGGTAGTGTTGATAACAAACAAATTAAAGTTTATCTTAATAATGTAGAATTAACTTATAGAGCTGAATGGACATTTACTGGAGCAGCTAGTAGCGGTAATAGCAGTATTATTAGATTAAAAGCTGCGGTAAAACAACAAGATGGCGATATATTGAAAGTATATGTAATATCAGATGGCGAATATAGATATGGTTACTTTAATGATGCAAACGAATTTGTTTCTACTCCTGGACAGCTATATTTAGATAGTGCGTATACTTCGGGTGATACTATAACAGTTTATCAATTTAGTAATCATGATTCGCAAGGATTTGATAGAAAGCAATATGATGTTGTTGATAGAGTATCCTTAACTGTTGGAACAGACGATTGGTACAAGTACAACCACTTAACTAGTGGATTAATTGAGCTTGACCGCCCTGCACTGGATGCAGAATATGTATGGGTAACACTAAACAACAATCTTTTAATTCCAAGTGTGCATTATAGCGTGACAGATAATAAAAAGTATGTTAAGCTTAACGTTGACATTGAACCAAATGACACAGTAGAATTGCTGCACTTTGCAGATCCAGTAACTGTTGACAAATACGGTTGGAGACAGTTTAAGGATATACTTAACAGAACTCACTACAAGCGTTTAGATGATACTAATAATATCTTACTAGTAAAAGACCTAACTTGGTATGATCAAAGTATTACAGTTAGTGATGGATCGACTTTACCTGCTCCGGAAGCAACAAGTCGTTCACCGGGTATTATCTTTATTAACGGCGAGCGTATTGAATATTTTGTTAGGAATGGCAATGTATTAAGTCAGCTACGTAGAGGTACATTAGGAACTGGAGTTAAATCAATTTACTTAGAAGGTGAAAATGTTTATAATCAAGGCGCAACTTCGACTATGCCGTACAAAGATGAAACATTAACGACGGTATTTACAGCAGACGGTACATCAAGTGTTTATACATTAGACTTTACATCAACTAGTGTAAACGAATTTGAAGTGTTTGTAGCAGGAAAGCGTTTGCGCAAAAATACAATTAGCAGTTATGACTTTACTAACCTTGTAGCTCAAGATAGCCCAGAAGGTGATGTTACATTACCAGCAGAATTTAGTGTAGACGGCGATACACTAACATTATTAGAAACACCGCCCGAAAACGTTAAGGTTACTGTTGTTAGACGACAAGGAATAGAATGGACAAGTCCTGGAACACCACTAGGTGAATCAGAATCTGACATTGCTAGATTCTTACGTGCGTCAACAGTTAGCTTGCCGCGATAAATACTAACAGTAAGATGATAGGTATATAAAACTATGACAGACAAATTAAATGAAAAAAGCGGTGTGCTGCTACAAGGACACATTAAAATACATGACCCAGAATCTGGAGAAGTTATTGTAGACAAGCGTAATGCTATTCATTATGAAAATATGAGTATTAGCCTTGCAGAAAGTTTAGGCAATGCCGGCACAGGTTGGATTTACCAAATGGGCTTTGGAAACGGCGGCACTAGCGTTGATCCTACAGGCATCATTACGTATTTAACTCCAAACAGTACTGGAACTAATGCTAGTTTGTACAACGAAACATTTACTAAAGTAGTAGACGATCGAAGTGTAAATAATCTAGACCCAGCTCGCAATAAAGTTGAAACACGCCATGTAAGTGGTACTAATTATACTGATATATTAGTAACGTGTTTGCTAGATTACGGCGAGCCTGAAGGGCAAGATGCATTTGATACAGCTACAAATACAGATAGTTTATACGTATTTGACGAGCTTGGATTAAAGGCTTATAGTGCAGACGGTACTGGAAGATTACTAACTCATGTAGTATTTCATCCAGTGCAAAAGAGTTTAAATAGATTAGTGCAGATTGATTATACAGTTAGAATACAAAGTTTAACTGGATTTAACGAAGGGTAATTAGATGTCATACACAATACAGTTTACAGACAGTGCTGAAAAGACTCCGATTACTGTCGAAGATAAAACAATCAATAATGATACAAGTATACAATTACCGGGTCGTAACAGTACTGGTTACGGCGCAGCTATTGCATCCGACTTGGTACATTTATTAGAAAACTTTGCAGCACCGACTGAGCCAGATCGTCCAGTTGAAGGGCAATTATGGTACAATAATAATACTGAGCAACTTTTAGTTTATGATGGAACTATTTGGGTTCCTTCAGGCGGACTTAAAAAGAGTACTGCCCAGCCTGATGCTGTTAATTCGTTAACTGGTGATTTGTGGGTTGACACTGACAATCAGCAATTATACCTATATAGCGGCAGTGGTTGGATATTAGTAGGTCCGCAATTTAGTGATGGATTAACTACTGGAGCAATACCTACTACTATCGTTGGGCAAGATAACAACGATTACACAGTAATAGAAATACAAGTAGCAGCAAATATTGTTGCTATAATTGCTTTTAACGAGTTTACACCAAAGGCTACTATTACAGGATTTACTGGTTCACCTATTAGACCTGGCATAAACTTAGCAAGTAGAGATACTGACGGCGATGGCATTAACAATGTAAAATTTTATGGTATTGCAGAGAAAGCAGAAAGTCTTATAGTTAACAATCTTGCTATTCCGGCAGGAAATTTCTTAAGAAGTGATGCAGAATCAACTACTACGTTTCCATTAAACATTCAAAATAACACTGGAATCGCATACGGTATTAACAGTGAACTTAACATAGGCATTGAAGGCAGTGCAGGTGTTATACAGCATAATATTGAAGGATCAAACATTGACTTTAGAGTTAGAAATGGCGGAAACAGTAATACAGTTTTACGTGTAGATTCTTCATTACGTGTTGGCATTAATAACGAAGCTCCTGACGAAGCATTAGACGTAACTGGAAATATTCTTTCTAGTGGTACTATACAAACTGATAATATAACACAAAGTACAACTATTGGCAATGGCGCACTTATTGTAAAAGGTGGCGCAGGAATTGCAAAAACGCTAAATGTCGGTGATTCGATTGCTGTACAAAAAGGCATTACACTTGGTAATAATGACTTAGTTGTTGATACCGCAGCAAGTGAATTGATTATGCCAGATCTTAATAATGCTAGAAATATCGGTAGTGCTACTAAAAAGTGGCGTAAAGTTCATGCAACTACATTTATTGGAGCATTAGAAGGCCAAGTAAGTGGTAATGTTAGTGGTAAAGCAGGCAGTGCTGACAAACTTACATCAGCTACAACATTTAGACTAACTGGTGATGTTGAAACAGTAGAAAACAGTTTCGATGGACAAACAGGCGGCGGCATCAAAGAGTTTTCATTAACTATAAAAAACACAATTATTAGTGGTAAAGAATTAGTTAACAACAGTTTGTCTAACGATGAACTATTAATTGATCGAACGTCAGGCAACAGTACTGGACTTAAACGAATAACACGACAGACATTATTTAATTCTATTGCAGGGTTAACTCCGATTGGTAGTATTATGCCGTTTGCGGGCAATGTTGAACCGTCAGGTTGGAAATTTTGTAACAGTCAAGAATTAAGTACAGGTACATTTAGTCAGTTGTTCCAACTAATTGGATATAATTATAAATCTTCAGCAGAAGTATCAGCTGGAACATTTGCTACTCCTGATTTGAGAGGTAGATTTCCATTAGGCAGTGTAGTAATGGGCGGCACAGCAGTTGAAGCAAGTGATACTACTCGAGTTAACACTGCTAATTCACAAGTACTTGGCGCAGTAGATGGTAGCCCAGGCGCTACAATCGGCGTTGATAATCTCCCTGAACACCAGCATGATTTAAAGTCACCAGGTGGCCAGCAATTCTTTATTCATAGAGAAGAAGACGGGCGCGGTGTCATTCCAGATGGTGCGCAACCTTCTAACTTACAAACTGGAGCAGAAAACTTATCACAGAGATTTAACACTAGTGGTGATGTTTCAATACCGGCTGGTAGCGGATTTAGCGAAGTTGGTGCTGCGTTGCCTATTACTAACCCGTATCAAACAATTAACTACATCATTTACACAGGAGTCATCTAATGAGTTATAAAATAAACAAGACAAACGGTGCCTTATTAATAGAACTCACAGATGGTGTTATTGACACAGTATCTACAGATATTACACTTGTAGGAAGAAACTATCAAGGATTTGGCGAAGCATTTAACGAAAACTTTGTTAAAATTATGGAAAATTTTGCAGCAACTAGCGCACCTAGCAATCCTTTAGAAGGACAGTTATGGTATGATACTAGCGAAGCACGATTAAAAATTTATAACGGTTCTCTTTTTAAAACAGCAGGTTCGCCTACAGTTAGTGCAACACAACCAGCTAATCCAATTGCTGGAGATTTGTGGATTGATAATAATGAAAAACGTTTTTATATGTATGACGGTACAGATTGGACATTAGTAGGGCCAGAATATACGTCAGCTCAAGGTAAAACAGGTGTTGAAGCAGTTACTATGGTCGATACTTCAACACAAACACGAGTTGTGTTAGCTATGTATATAGGCGGAGTGCTTACAGGGTTTTATAGTAGATTTGAATTCACTCCTGGAATTAATTATGTAATACCGCCGTATGCAGCTGGAAGAATAATTAAAGTTGGATTTAATCCAGTATCTGTAGATACATTTAAATTCCACGGAACTGCATCTAGCGCCGAGTCCCTAGTAGATGATGAAGGTAATTCATTTAGTTCAATTGACTTTATAAGAACTAACGAACGCGATGCACAAAATGCAATAGTTGACCAGTCTATGGAAGGCGCATTGTTTGTTAAAGGCGATAATGGAATTGGTGTAGGCTACGGAGATAGCCAGTATGCTTCGTTTAAAACAATTGATAGCGGTACTACTACTGCAATTGAACTTAGTCAACTAAATTATGACTTTGCTATTAGAGTTCCATCAGGAAATAACTATATTGAAGCTCTTTCTTTAGACACAAGCACTCAGCGATTTGGATTATACACTGCAACACCGACAGCTACATTAGATGTTACTGGTGACGGTAAATTTAGTGGTAACTTAACAGTCGGAGGCGACATTACAGTTCAAGGAACGGCTACATATCTTAACACTGAAAGAATGACAGTACAAGATCCTAATATTGAATTAGGGTTATTAGATGATAGTACCGAAGGTGATGATACTAACGCCGACGGCGGCGGTATAACACTGCGTTCAAGTAACGGTAGTAAGGATATTAGCTGGGTACAGTCAACTGGTAACTGGACGTTTAATCAAAATGTTGACTTACTTGCTGGAAAAGAATATAGAATTGAAAATGTACAAGTGTTATCTAAAACAAAGTTAGGTGACACTGTTTCTGCTGCAAATGGACTAACTAGTATTGGTACATTAAGTAGTTTAAGTGTAACTGGAAATGTATCACTAGGTAGTATTTCGTCATCCGCAGCTATTAATATTACATCTGTAGGTGACATTACTATTAACAGTCAAAAAATTACAGGACTAGCAACACCAACGTCGAATAGTGATGCTGCTACAAAGGCTTATGTTGATAGTGCCGGACAAACAGTGCCGGTTGCATTAGCACTAGACATTACTGGATTAACTACGCCAAACCCTGCTGGAACTGGCAACGGGCCATCTACTGATGTTCAAGCAATATTAGAAAATATTAGTCCTGCTAGTGCAGCAAGAAATGGCACTGTAGCAAAAATTCACTGCACAAGTTATGCAGGGGCAACAGTAACAGGAATTGGAATTAGTGTATCAACTGATTCCAGCGGAGTTCTACAAAAATCAAGTATTGCAGTCGATAGTGCTGGAACACAAAATGAAACAGTTATAGCAGATGTTGTAGCAGCTAATACAGCATCAGGCACAGTGTCGTTAGTTCCAACTCGCTACACAATGACATTCACAATTACAGGATCGACCTGGACATTTACTAGTACAGTCGTCTATCCGTAAGTTGCGATAAATACTAACAGCAAGGGATTATTTAAATATGGCGTATACAATTAACAAATACAATACTAATCAGTTAACTATCGTACAAGATGGTACGTTAGATCAAACAACTGATATCAAGCTAGTCGGTAAAAACTATGCAGGTTACGGTGAAATACAAAATGAAAATATGGTATTTTTACTAGAAAACTTTGCAGGTACAACACAGCCACCTAGGGCAATTACAGGGCAACTTTGGTTTGACACAGCAAATAGCAAACTAAAATT